AGTTTCAGAAGTCTCATCACCAGTTTCACCAGTTTCAGAAGTCTCATCACCAGTTTCAGAAGTCTCATCACCAGTTTCACCAGTTTCAGAAGTCTCATCACCAGTTTCAGGCAAAGAAAGATTATTAGGATTCTCACCTAGTTCACCATCCATACCAGGCACCGGAATTGAAATTAAATCATCAAGATTTTCAAAATTTTCGCCCTTAGTTTCTGGATTCTTTTCCATGAACTTGTAAAGCTCTTCGGCAAGATCCAAAACATCAGCAGGCGTTTTTGTCTTAGCAGTCTTTTCAACCCAAGGCAACTCGGTTTCTGAAAACGGAATTGACTTATCACCAGTTTTCATGAAAATGTTGATCCTATCGATAAGTCCAAAAGAACCAATAGGCTTCTTAGAAATACCGAAGAAATCCCGTTTCATTAGGTTGGCATAACCGCGAGTGAAAACACTAATGAGCCCGGGATATTTTTCTTTACTTTTTTTCTCAATCCGAGCGTCTTCAAGAATATTTACAAAACCATGATTAAGGCCCCTAACCTGAGCCTCCTCAAGCATATCTAAAGGAGTCCAAAGGGCATGGCCAACTTCATGGCCAATCAACAAGTCATAAGTGTCCTTGGTCATGAGCTCATCTTTCCAGATGGGCAAACCAAGTTCACGACTTTTTGTATTGAAATAGGCGGTGTCCATTTGCTTGTGGACAACGAAAATATCCTCTTCAGCAAGGAGTTTTGCAAGTGTCGATTTGTTTTTCATTATGTCTCTAAGCTACCATACCAGGCAGGAATTGTCAAGAAAAAAACGATAAGGTAAATCGTTTTCTTCGAATTTATCCAAAAGTGTGACATTTTTATCACAAAAAGCGGGGGAGCGGAGTGATTAGCAGTGGCTCTTAACCCTATCTCAATGAGATCCAGAAATCTCTCCCTACTCTATATATATGGTGATTTTTTTCGGAATTTCAAGGGGGGCCCCCTCATTTTGTCTGAGATGTGACAATTATGCAACACTTCCCTAAGTCCTTGATTCTAAAGGGAAATTTACTATGTCGCTAAGTCATTGATTTTATTGACTTTTTTTTCATCTTTCGGGACCGGCGTTTGGCCATATCCAACCTCAATTTACTGACTTTTTGTGTAAAATTTGTCCCTTCCATATGGTCCATCTCGTGCTGGAAAATCCGAGCTTCGAGCCCGTCCATATTCACTTCATGCAATTCGCCGGATTCGTCCTCATACGAGCAAGCAATATGGTCAGGACGCCTCACCTTCAACCACACTCCCGGCCACTGCAAGCATCCCTCATCCATAAGTATTGTTTCCTCACCAATACTTACTACTTTAGGATTGAAACAAGCTATAGTTTCATTTTCCCTGACATCTGAATACATTACGAACATTCGTTCCATAACGCCGCACTGACTTGCAGATAGTCCGATACCATGAAAATTCTTCATGGTTTCTAACAGATTATCTTTCAGTTCCTTTCTGTCCAAATCCTCACTACAACCCGACAAGGGTATGGAGAGAATTGGATTTTTAACTTCAACTAGTGTGTATATTGCCATATTATGTCCTTCCATAAAAAATGGTATCTTTTGCATCCTTCTCAAATAAATACCAACCACAGTTATCTTTACCCACCATATTACCGAACCACTTGATACGGCCAACACTCACAATTTTACTACACATTTTCATATAAGGAATACTTTGTTTAGTATGCATCCAATCAACATCAAATAATAGCCAAGTAGGAAGTTGATTCGATAGATTGTCAATTAGAGGATGTAGTATTTTTCGGCCCCATGGCGGATTTGTTATGCAAATATCACACCCCACAATCTGATCTGTGAGAGCATCGCCGTCGCCAATAAAATCAGCCTGTGGTTCTATGTCTGTCATCCAGTAACCAGACAGGCCTGTAAGTTCTTCAATATGTCTAATCAGTCTACCATCCCCAGCACAAGGTTCTGCAAACAAACCCTTTTCTGGTAAATGTGGTAAAAGAGGCTCTACCGCCTCAATTGGCGTTTGGTAATAGTCTCTGGGCTTTCTTTCAAAATTACTTCTCTTGCCCACTATTCCACCACATGGCTAAAATTCCTAACCTTCTCAAATTTAATTGTGCTTCTAAACTTATCCACCAGCACATCCTGTTTGTGACTGATAACAAAAATGTTCTCATCAGAGAGCGTGTTGAGAATTTTCAGAAACTCATCTGTACCTGTACTATCTAGGGAACTATCAAAAATCTCATCCAGCATTAGTAGATTAGTGTTGGTGCTGTTCTTCATCTTTGCAACAGCTCTCCATGTAAACAGAAGTGCCAAATCAATACGCATCTTCTCACCTTCACTGAACGAATCATAAGTAAACTCATCACGATATCTTGACTTGATGGTTTCCTCAAAACTTTCGTTCAGAGTAAAGTTCACATAAAACTCCATAGAAATTAGATAGGTATTAATCAACTTATTCATGATAGGAAGATACTGTTTGATAATCTTGGTCTTGATGCCAGTATCTTGTAACATACTTCTTGCAGCTTCAAAATAAGTTAAATCTTCACGGAGTTTTAATTTGTGGTTTTCTATAGTAGACAGCTCCTTTTTTAGACCTTTCAATTTCTTATAGTCAGATTTACTTACATCACCAGTTTTAAATTGAGCAATCTCGGTTTGCAGTGTAGAATTAAATTTTTCAAGTTGCACAACAGAACTGTTATATTTTGCAATCTGTACTTCATTCTCTCTAATTTCATCTGCAATATTTGAAATCTCTTTTTGTCTCTTTTTTACCTTCTTTAATTCCGTTTCAAGTCTTTGCAGAGCATCTGAAAGTTTCATTACATCTTCCTGCTTATCAGATATCATTTCCTTTTTAAAAATTTCATCTATATGTTGCTGACAAGTAGGACAATCATCATTATTCTCAAAGAAATCAACTGTTTGAGAATGTGCTTTATGTTTTTCTACTAAAGTAGACTTTATATCTTTAAATTTAGTATAGTTCTCTTTAATTTTCTCGTTATCAGAAATTTGGCTTAATAGGATATTATTCTCCTGTTGAATTTTATAGATACTGGACTTTCTCGAAATAATCTCCTCTTCATTATCACTAATAAGTTTAGTCTTCTCTTTAATCAGTTTATCCTTATTCTTCTTTACATCATTAATATACTTTTCCTGTAGTACAATCTTCTCGGTAGTAAGTTCCTTTTGATAATCAATATCACGCATGTTTTCTGATATATTCTTAATTTTTATCTTCAACAACATATTCATCAATGAGAAGATTTGAATATCAAGAATCTCCTCAACCACCTCTCTTCGATGACGAGCTTTCAACTGCATGAATGGAATGAAGGTAGATGAACCTAAAATCACAACCTGAGTGAAGCTTCGATAATTCAATTTAAGAATTTGTTGTTCAAGATACCTCTGATAATCTCTTGCATTTGCGTCCTGATTATACATCTTTCCATTGATGTATATCTCAAAGATGTTTGGTTTGATACCACGAACCACCTTGATTTTCTTTGTGCCAATTTTAAAATCTACCTCTACAATACAACCAGCATTATTCACAGAGTTTAGTAACTGTGGTTTATTAATTCCACGAAATGGCTTACCAAATAAGCCAAAACATAAAGCATCAAGAACAGTTGACTTACCCGCACCATTTTCTCCAATAATTAGTGTAGTGGGGTTTCGGTTTAGTTGTATCTCTATAAATTGATTGCCGGTAGAAAGAAAGTTCTTCCAGCGAACATACTTAAACTCAATCAAAGTTCCAAATCCTGTGCTTCACTATAAAGTGCTTTCATGGTATTTTTGAGTCTGGTTTTATCCAACACCACATCCAGTTCATCAACATATCTCTCAAGCAAAGTCATGGTATCTTCTGTATTTTCTACAATATCGTCCGATACATTAATTGCATCCAAATCTGAAAAATCTTCAATAATCTTTACATCATGTGCATCAGTATCAAGAAGTCTATCAACGAACTTATCGAAACCATACAAATCTTTCTTGTTGATAACAATCAGTTTAACGTATTGCTCTCTGTATTGTGTGACATCATGGCTACTATAATCTTCCTTTGTATCGTCATAATATATCTTCTTAAAAAATGTATAAGGATTTACAATACGTTCAAGCTCTCTCGTATCCGTATCAAAAATGTGAAATCCTTTTGGTGAACCATAATCTGCCCAAGTCATTTCATACGGAGAACCAAGATAGTAAATCTGGCCGTCGTCTGACTTGTGATGAAAATGCCCACTTAGAACAGTATCAAATCTTCTAAAGAGTTCCCTGTCATAACCTACTTGTGAAAAGTTTCCACTATACATTTGGAAACCATTTATTTCTAAATGGCCTATAAGAATATCAGTATTTGCTGTGTTTAAAAATTCTACAGCATTACCATAGTTATTCGTATTAATCCATGGCATGAATGAAATAGGAGTATCATTAAATTTTATGACTTGTGGCTCAGTATAAATCCACATTCTATCCCTACCGACAAGTTCATCCATCGAATTAATTTCACTGGTGTTCTTGTAATAGGTGTCATGGTTACCAATAATAATGTGTAAATCTATTCCTAGTCTCTGAAACTCAGCAATAAAACGCTTACGAAAATCACTTGCAATACGATAACTTATATACTTACGACGATCAACAACATCACCCAGATGAATACATGTTGTAATCCCTCTTTCTACTAATGTAGGAAAGAAAATATTTTCGTAAAACTTGAAAAAATATTCGTTAAAATTTAAGTTGTCATTTCTAGCTCCGAAATGACTGTCTGATATTAACGCTATCTTCATTTATGTTTCTTCTTCCATAAATGTCTCAAGGCCTTTTGCTTCAGGTGTTGGCGATTTCTTTTTTGGTTTATATACATCTTCTTCTGGAAGCATTATATTTGGGTCAAATCCTGTAACAGAGTATGATGCGGCAGAATCACCATCCATTGTTGTCCAAGATTCAAACTGTAAATTTTCTATTATCTTATTTTTAACATGAGTTTGTTTTTTCTCTTTTGCAATCCTTCTAAGAAAAGCATAATAGATAATTTGAGTGAAATAAGCAAAGGGATTTTTTGATTTTTCTGAATTAAAGTTTGCGACATACTGTAAACAATTTTCAATACCATCAGATATCATATCATCTCTATAAGTATAATTAATAAAATTGGGCCGGAAAGAAAGATGTGTTGCAATCTTTAGAAAACACTCCCCAATATAATTAGTCACTGGAGGTTGTTCTTCGCCAGTTTCTTCTGCGAATTTACATGATTTTTTAAACTCAATCATAGCTTCAAGAAATTTCTTATTATCAACATAATGTACGCCTTTGGATTTCTTTTTCATCATCGCTCCTTATACAATTAACCCCCATTATATACCATAATAATAATAATGTCAAGTACAAAAAGTAATTGACAAACCAAAAAAATGTATATAAATAGAATGTGTAGTTTCTTTAATGAATGGTATCATCACTGGATAATATTTCATTTAACAATTCAATATCATCAATGTCGCCATCATCATCTTCATCCATATCCATAGGCCTACTTTTCTCTAAACGCTTTATTTCTTTTATCACATGGTCATAATATCGACACAATCCTTCTGAAGCTTCAGCAACTAATAAAACATGATTAGTTTTTATATGAAATAAAGATTGTTTTGTATACGAACCGATCCAACGACTAAGATTTAGAGAATCTATAGCCCCGTTGTTAGTTATTTGTGTCCGAACTTCCATTTTAAGAGGATAATTCAACTGATATTCATCATTAACGATTTCATTACCTAATTGACAAACAATTTCCTCTCCATTAGTAAGTTTTATAATCTTATGTGGCGTCGGGGTATTCATTTTAGGTTTACCTTACTAATTGGTTGTCTCCTTATCCTTATATTTATGATATTCTATAAAGGGAGATGTAAAAGTCTTCTTTTTATAATTATTTAAGATTTACCTTACTAATTTCGTAGTTAAACTGTTGCTCATTGTATATGTTAATTCGTTCCATAAAGTGAGTAAGTGTAAAATTGCGTGTTTTTTTGTAAGGTATGTCATCAGCTATATCAAAAACTAAAATGGAATTCTTAGTGTCGCTAATACGCAATCCTCTTCCAATGGATTGCAATACTCTAATTCTAGATTTTGAAGGCGAAGCGAACACGATGTTATTGATATTCCTAATATTAATACCAGTAGAAAAGGTGCCATAACTCGCAATAATGATTGAGTTCTTTTCATTTTCTACAATGCCTCTAATATCTTCTCTTATATCTGTATTTGTTTTTCCATAAACAAAAAAAACTTTGCGGTCCTTTACTGTATCTTTCACTTGACCATATAATATTTGACCATGTTTCTCTACTAGTTGAAATAAGCAAAGAGTATTTCCATCTATATGTAATAACAAATTACTTATAAAATTATTTCTCTTTTCATTTCCAGCAATATACTGTAGTTCTTCTGCATACAACATTCTTTTTTTTATATTTGAATGTTTTAAAACTATACATTTGATATTCAGGTTGGCCAGAATTTCTTCTTTCATCAATTTTTTTGTTGTTGTTATATTTTCAACTGCACCAAACAACCCCTCTAATACAAGTTGATGCGTCTGAGTACCATCCAGCGTCCCTGTAAGTCCAAACCTGTACTTACATTGATGTAACTTAGTCATTATACCTGTAAGAGACTTTGCTTTGAATAGGTGAGCTTCATCTCCAATCACACAACCAAACTGTTCAAAATATTTTTTCGGCATTTTATAAATGGACTGCCATGTTGATATAACAACATCTTTAGTAACCTTTCTATCATGTCCTTGATATATTCTTTGACAGTATGTACCAGAACTCCAACCATAATCTTCAAAGTCAGTATACATTTGTTCCACAAGAGAAGTGGTGGGAACAAGTATCAAAGTTTTTATCCCCATCATATGATAGTAACGAACTAAAGAATATATTATCAGAGACTTCCCGCTAGCAGTAGGAGAAACAAAAAGGCCACGATTTCGGGAAAGGGCGTAGTGGACAGCATTAATCTGGTAATTGCGAACTTTAAGGGACTTCCCTTTAGACTTTGGTTTAAGGGATTTAACAAATCCTTCAACCACCTGTTTATTGATTTCCCGTTCATCTTCGACATCTTCTTCTATTATGTAGTCAATCTTATTTCTATCACAAAAATTCTTTATGTATGGCAGCAACCCAACATATATTTCACCAGTGCCTGGACTGAATAAACGTATCTTGCCATCCCATATACGATTTCGAACTGCGGGCATAAATCGAGCGTTTGGAACTTCAAATTCAAAAAATGACGATAGTTCTGATGATTCGTGTGGTTCTAAATCTTCCAATATTAAAAAAACCTCATTTTTTTTAGTTATTTTCATCGTTCTGATAATATAATGGCAACATATCCTTTATGAGATTTTCTAACGCCCTTTGCTACTGCTCTAAGATCAGATGAACCCAATCCTCTATCTTTACACCATTGTTTCCAACCACCACTAACAATATAGACATTTCCAGCTGGGTCAGTTACTTGATATGTAGTTTTACCCCACATAGGATGATTTTCTTTATTCTTAAAGTGTAATTTTTTATTCTCACTTATTCTTCGTTTAGTATTTTCTGAATGAGTGTATCCTTTATGTAGAGGTTCTTTTTTAAGTTTCTCGCTAAGATAATCCCAATATTTCTGTTCTTTATCTGTGGGGCCTTCATTCATTAATCTTTTCCTATATGCCTTATTACCCAATTTCCCACCAATCCGGGCCCATTTAATAAAACTATCTTTATGTAATTCTACATGTTCTTCTGGAGTTATTAAACTCAAATTTTCTGGATTATTATTTTTTCTATCGCCGTCTATATGATGTATATCTTTATTAAACATTTCCTCATCACTACATCCGTAATAGTCTTTATAAATCTTTCTATAATTATCGAACCTTTTACTCATATTAACTCCTATCCTATATCTTTATTTATAGGAATTGAGTTTTTAACCTTTGATACTATACCAACTTCATTTTTCTTGGATATATGCATCTTGGATAACACCCACTACATCATACCAGCCTCAAACTTTTTCCAATCTTGTGCATGACGAATATCCCACCCACGATTGTCAATTGACTTAACAACACCTTCAATATATTTTATAATA